AAAATCGCTATATCTAGACATTCTATCAAACGATCCATATGACGACAACGTAGCATTGTATGTGTCGCTATTTGATCTACGAAAAAGCATCTGCCCCGATGATAACCCTTGAGGTGACTCACCGCCTGATGTTTTTATTCTTCTTCGTACTGTAGGTCCGGATCTAAATAAAGATGTTAGTCTACCAAATAGACCGGGTGTTCCAAGTTTGTCTGCCATCTATAATCTCCTAGTACATATAACTATACGCTGCATCTCATCATATTAAATTAACCAGCTCAAATCATTCATATTAGATCCGCTGGAAAAAGGAATAGAGGAAGAATCGTATTTCTTAAAAGGGTTGTAAGCTTTGTGATGAAAAGGCGAAAGTGTAGTCTGGTTTGTATTTGTACCATTGATACCAAACGCCTTAAGCATTTCTTTGTTAATATCATGTGTAGACCTACTTGCAACAGGAGAAGTCTCGTATAACCAAACACCGATCGCAAGAGATATAACTAAGTCATCATTTTTTCCTTTTTGAGCCTGGGCCTTATTACCCTTCCACACAAAAGTTTTAAGCTCCTCATAAAGGCGCGACGAGTATATCGTTAATTCTTTGTTTCTAATGACCTGTTCAAGTTTTGTTAGAATTTGATTACGTGACTGCCCTGATGTTGTAAACCCAATCTTGCTTATCGGCACATCATTCATTCCGTACATAGCAGCCATTTTATCCTTAGGATTCTGATAGTACAAGTTTTTGTAGCCTAATTCGCAAAGCTTCATAATCAAAGCGTAGCCATATGTATTGTTTTCAGGACACATTAAAGCATTAGAGTATCTTCTTCCTACCTCGCTTAGCAATATTGCGAACTCATCGGGTGGGATTCGGCCTTTGAACTCTGCCACAATTTCGGACTCATCGACGTCTATTACGTGAAAAGCAGAATAGTCGGCAGCATCCCCTCTGGCAACGTCAGCAGATACTATATATTTGTGTTCTGTGAGTGGGTACTTCCATGTCCAGACTGACATACCTGGGCCCCATTTCTCAATAGGGCGTTTAATAGTCGAGCCAATGTATTCTATATCCGGATGGCTTAAAAAAGTATCGCCGGATGCTGCAAAATCACATAATAGCTCTTGTGCTATTTGCTTTCTAGAAAAGTTTTTACATTCTTGATTAAACCAGTCTTCATCATGATCAGGATGCACATCCCATGGAAGCTTTATTGCGTTGAATAAGCTCTCTCCAGACTCTGCTTTTATCCACAAATCATGATACTGACCTCCCACACCGTTAGGTGTCGAAAGAACAATGGCACGTCCACCTGTTGAAAGTGTTGGGTATAGTGATGTCCAAAGCTCGTCAAAGTTTCTAATAAATGCAGCTTCATCAACTATCAGCAGGGACAGTGCTTCGGATCGACCAGCGTCGTCGGATGTTGGGACAGCTTTGATCGAAGAGCCATTGCTAAACTCTACAGTCTGCTTATTGTTTCCAGTTATTTCAGGCATCATTAGCCATCCAGGCATGCTCCGGATAGCTACTTTAACTTTTTTGATAAAGTTTTGTGCAACAGCAAGCTTTGTTGCTATAACCAGAATGTTTTTGTCTTTATAAAAACATGCTAACCAAACAGCATATGCTGCTGTTATTGTAGATATTCCTAGCTGCCTAGACTTTAGAATTATATTAAATCTGTGATCTACAAAATCGTTGACACACTCATCCTGAAACTCATACGTCTTAAAAGGTATTAAGCCTTTCGTTGGATGTTGTATTTTAAGATATCTATTGAAAAAGTAAGCTGGATCTTTTCCGCACCGAACAATCTCTTTTATTTGTCCGCGCTTTGAGTTTGCTGACATGGCGCTTACTCTTTAATTTTAAGTGTATGTACTCTTCTGTAATAAGCTAATTTTCGTGGGGCATGAATAGATCCTGCAACGACTTCAACATTATCTGTTGAGTTTTCATCCTTGAGCTTAAGTGTGGCCCCTACAGCTGCCTTAAAATCCTTCTTGATGCTCTTGACAGTATCAGCAAGGATTTTGATACTTTCCGCTGATATTCTATCAGTCTGCTCTCGCAGACTTTGATCAGATGCAAATTGAACTACGGATAAAAACTTTAAGATCAAAGTATCACCCTCAACTGATCCTGTGACAGATCGATCACCGCCTTTAGAGGCAGCCTTTCCAAAAGTTGTGTTTAGGATATTTCCTAAAGCATTTACTTGTTCTAGTGATAACATGTTACTTCTCCTATGAATTAATTATCTTCAATATTTTCTTTTGTTTTGTTTGTTTTGCAATCGTGGCATAACCCAAATGTCTTTGCTGAAAGATAATCGTCCCAATCCTTTAATGCTACATTGCAATTTGGGCAATCTAATAGTACTGTCTCTGCGGTATCTCTTTCAATTATAATTTTCTTCTTAGACATTTGTAACGTAAGAGTCCTTGCCTGACTTTGAAATTTCCAGTGTATTGTCTGCTACATCTTTAACAGCATCTACATGCGAAATTATCATGATATTCTTGAACCACTTCTTAAGTGAAGTAAGTAGTCTACTGCATGCTTCAACATTCATATCGTCCAAAGCTCCAAATCCTTCATCAATTATTAACATATTAGTTTTGGGTAGGCTACTAATATTGATAAGTGCAACACGGATTGCTAATGATGCCATGAGCTTTTCCATTCCGCTTGCACATTCAATTATTCTTCGTGAATCACCGTAGTTAATATAAATGTCCATGGCATTTGAGCCTTCTGGAGCGTCTAATTCAACTGTGAAGCCTACAACGCCTTGCAAGATTTTAGAAATTTCATTATTAATGATGGGTAATCTATCAGAGATAATTGCCATCGGAATGCCCTTGCTGGAAACTGCTGTTGTAAAAAAATCATATGCTCTCCAATTCTTAATAAGGTCAGCGTACTTCAATTTTTCACTTTTTAGATTTTCAATATCTAACACCTCTCTAGAGATCTTCTCAGCACAGCTTATTCTTTCTGCGTCAATCTTTGCAATGTCATCTTCGATACGTGAAATTGCTTCTCTGCACTGTTTAAGCCTGATTGCTTCGTCTGTATTAGAAACTCTTAACCTCATATTCTCCAGGTCTGATTTCATTGTAGAAACCTTAAACTCTAAGGAGTCTTTTTGATTTTGAACATTGCTAAGCATGACTTTTTTATCACCATGGGATTTTTGCAAAGAAGACTCTTGAAGCAATATCTCGTTATACTTAGATATTTTTGTTTCCAGGTCTCTCTTCTTGAGAGATCTTAGCGAACTCTTTAGTGCTCTCATTTCTGATTTTATTTCATCTATAGACACCTGTTGCTTTTCAATTTTTTTCTTATTTTGGTGGGAGTCTTTAATGAACTTGCACCCTGGATATTGATCTCCGCAGGGTACTTCGCTTAGTATCTTTATAGACTTTTCCTGTCTTTTTAGTAGAGTCTTTTCCTTGTCGAAGCGCCCCTCTATAGATATAATTTGTCCTTCGAGCTGCTGCTGATCTTTTAAGTCAGATGTAATGTCCTGAATAGGGAATTGATCTTTTATTGTATCGATTACTGAAAGCTTTTTTGCTACTCCTTCGATATCTTCTGTATAAAGTGCTATAAGATTGACAGATTTATCGAGCTCATTTTCAGTATTTTCCACCTTGCCTACAAAACCCAGGAGTTCTTCAGGAGTAATGAGATCTTTTTCAGAAAATGTTGCTAATGTAATCTTTATCTCATCTAGTGTTTCTCTCTTTTTTAACAAGTCACCCTCTAGAATAGATTTTCTGTCTGTCTCTTCACTGATTATTGCTTCTTTCTCTCGAATAATCTCAGACCAATTTCTGTCTGGTGCACCGGAAAGAGCTCCTTTTAGCTCTAAGGCGTCTGATTTTGACAGCGTGTACATTTCCTCAAATATATTGAGATCCAAGAACTTTGCTAATATTGCTCTTCTTTGAGTTGACTTCATCTTGATAAACGAGGACATATCACCTTGTGATGCTAAAGATGTCATTAGAAAATCCTCAGGGCCGCCGACAATGGCTCTCAGGATTTTTTCAGTCTCTCTACGCTGCTCTCCGTTTAAGTCCTTGAGAACATTTCCGGAAGAGTCTATTTCGCTAATATTTAAATTTGTAGTTGCTGATTCAACACCTGCTCTAGACGTTTTCCTAACTGCTTGTCGCTCTATGAGATAGTGGCGACCATTTGCACTAATTTTTGCAGATGCAAAACAAAACCCTTTTCTCATGTTAATGACATGCAAGTTTTTAATTGCCCCTCTATCTGTTCCGTTAAAGAGCGCAAACATGATTGTACCCGGGATGGAAGATTTGCCGGATCGGTTTTTCCCAAATAGCCCAGTTATTCCTGACATTTTTGTAAAATCAATATGGTTGCCCTTACCATACGTAAATGTATTTTCAAATTTAAGATCCTGTAAGGACCAGGAGACGTTTCTAGGTGTATCATCTCGGGCTGCCTGGCTAAAATATCTTGCGAGCAGGGTATTGATTGCTTCTTTAGTGGTATCCTCTAGGTCTACACCCTCCAGTGACTTTTCCATCAACTCTTGATGTGTTTTAATGTCTCTTAGGTTTTTGCCTATTGTAGTCCCTTCTAGATCTGACGCTGCTTCCATCGATGTATATTCATGTTTAAATACGATTTCTGAAGCTTGCATCTTTTCTTTTAGGGCGCTGTGCAGGTGCTTAATTTCACTTTGGGAAATGGGCTTTTTTGTTTTGACCCGAACACGTGAATGTTTTGCAAATGAGCTTGCTTTTTCGAGTGTGTCTTTAAAGCTACCGTCCCACTCAATTGTTACAAAAGGTCGATCGTGGGGTATCTCGTAAAAAGTAGACTTATAGTTATCCTTATCTTCGATTTCCCAAAATAAAAATCCTTTTCCGGGGTCTTCCCCATAGTTTTGCTGAATACTGCTTCCTGGATATGCAACTCTCTTTTCGCTTCCCAAATATTGAAGCTTGTGTATATCACCCAAAAACGTGAACTCAAACTTGTCAAACATATCGAGATCAGCATCAGCTTCAATAGTCCAGTCAATGTCTGTGACTGAACCCATTACACCTCCGTGAAAAGCTGCGATATTCACATAGTCCTTTGCCGGCTTTACATTTGACCAATTTTCTTCATCAAAACATGAAAATACACAAAGCTTGAATCCCGGAATGTTCATATCGTAGACGCCTGAATCTTTATACAAAAACAGATTTTTGTTATTCATGCTATTGACTATGGGCGTTATAGCGTCCTGCCTATCTTTATTTAAAATTAGTCCGTCATGATTGCCCAAAATAATGTGTGTCGGCGCAATATCTGCTAAACCCTTAAACCACCATACCAGTGAATCTATAAGCTCTGGGCTAATTCCCTGAGTTTTTGAGTGAACAATATCACCGCCAATAAAGATACAATTGGGCTTAAGCTTCTTAGCTTTTTTAAAAAATTCTATGAATGCTCGCCTGTATTCATCGTGTCGGGTTAAGCCTCTCCAGTGAATATCACTGAGATGTATACATCTTAATGTCAAACTTCTCTCCTAGATTAATGATCCCGTCTTTATAGACGATATCATTCTTAATAGTCTCTTTTCTTGAGACCAAGCTGTAGCTTCTTCAACAAGCTTTTTAAACTTTTCTCTTCCTAGGTCAGCTACGTCCTTGTCTTCCGGAAGAGCTATTTCCATTACCTTGATATCAAAAGATGAAAGCATCTTTGAAATCTTTTCGGAATTTTTTTTTGCATCATGATCTAATGACATATAGACAGTTGAGTTGCTTTTAATAATTTGCTTGAAAACTTCAGAGTCTTCGGACAAGTGTGAGCCTAACAAGCAAATTACATTTTGTCCGCCAATAATCGCATCAAGGGGTCCTTCTACTAAGATTATTGGCTTGGTCCAGTCTATCATTATCTCATTAAAAATAACTTCTTTTTTAGGTATGGGGGCATTGATATATTTCATTCTGGAAGTTCCATCGATTTCCCTTGCTGAATAAAAGTTCAGAACACCTGATCGATCGAATGAAGGTATTATTAGTCTTCTTCGCATCTGCCCCAAAGTGCATGCCCCTAGTCGATATCTCCACATCATAGAGGTTGTGATTCCTCTTTTTCTCGCATACCTTACAACATCTTTAAGGTCTGGATCTGAATTTTGTTTAACATCGCCCAAAAATACAAATCCATCTAGATCTTTACTCAGATCAATATTTTGTTCATCTTCCTCACTGTCTATGCTGAATAGCGTGGATTTTGAGCTCCCGAAAACATCAGAAACCTTTGAGGCATGTGCAGGGGCATATTTTCTAAAGAGGTACATAATATTTGTCCCCTTAAGCCCACAAACCCAGCAATGAAATTTACCGTCGTCGATTTTTATTACTAATTTTTTCTTTTGTGAGCCTTGTTTACCACATTTGGGACACTTTACACATACATTTACCCCATCTTTTTCAGCTATAAAGCTACCAAAAGCTTGACGCACTAAGGTAGTCTGCTTATTAAAATAAGACATATTAATATTTTACGTGTTTAGTTACAAGTGTTCAAGTTGCCCACATAATGACATGACGAAAGCGTCAGAAAGATCCATGCAACCAGGATCCTCGATAGTCTTTCCTTTGTTGGGGCCTCCTCGCAAGACTTTTTTTGGCCAGCTAAAGTTTCGCATAATTTCGTGATTCTTGACCCATCGGTGAACAATGTCTTTGGCTTTTTCGTTTGGCGCACGGAATTTTTTTCCCGTGTTAATCCCAAGAGATTTTCTGGCGCTGTTTACGTTGTAATACAAGGGTACGAGATTTGTCTCTAGCCAACATTCATGAGAAACAATGCCATTATACCTAGATAGGGTCATTAAAGTCTTTGCAGAGCTTAATCCTGTTCGAAATGATTGCAGATTTTCTTCTATGCAGATAGTATCGATTTTAGCACTTTTTTTAAGCCCAACTAAGACTAGCTTTACATCTTGCGCCTTTTCGTGCAATGTCCTCTTACCCTTGTGATGTACAAATCCTGCGTCAACTAAAGTTATGTGGCCATGTTTTTGTGATGTCAAGCACCATCCGGTTGTTGATGTAGATATATCTAGCCCGAGTATGTTCACTAAAAGTCCATCTTCATTTTTACCATGAAGGCGTCAGATTGCCTTTTGATAATAGGTTGAGCAAATGTTGCCTTGCCAATTATGTTAAAGTTTTCATCGTGCAAGTTCACACCTGTAATGTACACAAAATCTCGAGCGTACTCATTGGCATCAGAAGAGGGCTTAAGGGTCAAATAGTTTGGATTTGATGATGAATTAATTACATTCCTGCTGCACGGAATTGTAATTTCCATAACAGGCACTTTTTGCTCTCCTCTAAATTCTATCTCAAAACTTTTTCTTCCAAAGTGAGAAAGAATTGGATTCTTAATTGTAATAATTCCTTCATCATAAACAACATCCCCTACATTGTTCCATGTAGCCGGTGGGCTTAAGCAGTCATGTCGATAGATATTTCCATTGCCGTCATCCTTAAGTGTCAAGGAAACAGACCCATAGGTACCGGAAAGGCCTGGGTCTTTAATGCTAATCGTGTCGGGTGCAAGTCTATTACCATAAAACATATTAGAAATATCAAAAAATACAATTTCGTTTGAATCAGGGTCTCTAGTTCTATTAAGCACAGACAGGATACTTCCAGGTGCTAAGCCCGGATCTTCTGGTATTGCACCTTCCATCTGCCCGAATAGAAATTTTTCTCTTTCTGAGGTTGCTGCCAGAATCTGACTATCCGTCATGTCGCTTGTAATTGCTGGGGATGGATCTTGCAATAAATGCCCAGGATTCATTGGTAGACTAGCTGTTGAAACCATCCCTCTTAAACTAACTAATCCTGGTCGATAATATCCATTGTCATCCCGATATACATAATTTATTGATCCAGTTGTTACTTTTTCTTCTTGTGAACCTGTCAATATTGGCTCATATGTAGGTCTAAAAAGGCCGTTGTCACATGGAAGTATTGTATAGTTTCCTTTTCGGTGAGCAGCTCTAGATCCTAGCCACTCATCAGCTGTTCTAGCCTTTGTATCTGTTGATGTAATTGCGCTGGCTGTAAGATTGAGCAACCTTGGGTAATTTTTTTGAACATGTTCTCTTAAAAAGTTTGGCAAATTCATGGTTTTTCCACCTACACCAAATGAGAGCGCGACATTAAAGGGATCATTGGTAGACGTCCTAAATGTCTGGAACGGCGTCTGCATTATGTCTCTAACAGGTGCTTCAGGTGTAAAGTGAACAGGCAAGTAAAATATCAAGTCCCTTGCTGGTAGCTTAAACTGTGTCGTCATATCTTGCTTGATCGTGCTATGTGAGCGAAAAGACTTGAATATTCTAACTTCATGAACCTCAGCTTTTAGGGGATGATCCAGGCTGTATAACGAATCGTTAGGATCTCTATAAAGAAAGTTATCAATTTGATAATTTGGCATTGCTGTAAAACCGCCGGCAAACATAGTGCCGACAGTTAGTGAGCTATTTCCATCGGCTGCCTTGACAACAGCTGTATTACCGCTGGTTCCTGCAACTGCCTGTGTAAGAAATATATTTGATCCTGCTTGGTCCACTGTAAAGCTTTGAGCTGCTAACGACTGCTTAAAGCGGGACGCAATATCAGATGTTGATGCGCCAGAACATCCTACGATTATATTTCCCCCCACGACATGTCCCGAATCTACTTCAGACGTATCAAACTTATACGTTACGCTTTTAGAGTCCCATGTCTCTAAAGTCAAAAGAACACCATTAATATTAGTATTTGCAATCGTAACTGAAAGTTTACCGGGTGTATCTGCAGCACCTAGCGACTTGTATGCTAGAGGCAATCCTTCCTGATATGCTGCATTTCCATTGAAGAATTGACTTTGCAGCATTCCTTCATTACCGTCATTTTTTCCATCGAAATAGTTGCCTATAAACAAGACAGAAGGATCCCCGCGGGAGTCTGGCATAGATCTAGGCATAGCAGAACCTGAATTGATATTAAACGATGTGTTCAAGACTCCGTCTACAAATATCGATCCTGTCCTATAATTTTTGTTTGCTGACCATCTTACGGCTACATGATGCCATGTGTCTCCGGATAGTGCATTGTCTTCTGATAGAAAAATTAAGTCTGCATCGTTTTCCCATAGTTGCGTATTTGTGATTATTCGTCCGTCTCTAGGGTATTCACCATTCTTAAAGCTAGAACCTGCTGTCCACGGGTCCGGGTCAGGGCGTAGCGATGTGTGCTCATAGTAAGCCCTTGACGCACTGGATCTATCGGGCTTAACAAGCGGAATATTAGAGGGAGCTATATCTGCACTTGAATCAAACTGGCACATTATTCTAAACTTGTTAGCTCTACCCAAACCATCAACGCTAGATCCTGAGACTATTGTAATCGCATATGAACTTGACAAGTGCATTACAGTTCCGGCCTTATATCCGCCACGCTTATCCTTGTCTACAATTTTGGGCTTTACCCAAAATGACATTGTAAAATCTTCTCTAGGTGAATAAGCATATGGTAGTTTGATATCAGCACCTTCTGGCAACGCTTCAAGTGTAAATCTAATATCATGAAGAATATGATGATCATTAGCGTCGTGGGATGGTGCAGACTGAGCAATTTTTACATAGTAGTCATTTGCAATATGATCACCAGAAACATCATACTCAACTTTTGTCCACTCATTTTCATTAACTGTTTTTTCTGCATCAGTACCTAAGCGATAAAGCTCTGTCCAGGTTGCGGAAGAAGCCGGGCGATGAAGTATTACTATGTCTTCGCCTGTGAATCCGTTGGTAAACTCAGCTGGATTTGTAATATTTCCTGCATTTCCTCCGGATTTTAATATGTCTGTATTTCCCGATGACCCTTTTTTTGTTTGTGTGACAGTTACCGTATTCGTTGCTGTTGAAGCCTTAATTTTGCCATTATGACCTTGTCCTGAAAGAATTGCAGTTTGAAGATTAGCAGCAACATCGTTGGCACTAGCTCCATTGCATGCTACTACCACTTGTCCGCTTGCGTTTAGGTGACCTGATGAAGATGCACTTCCATCAAACTTATAAACTTTAGAAGTTTCATCTGAGGACTCTAACGTCAACAATGTATCAGCAACGTTGGCCCCTGTGTCATCAATGCGAATTGTTGCTGAAGCTGCAACTGATACTTGTGGAGCTGTTAAGACTCCGGAGTTTGATGTTCGAACCAAGTCTGAATCTGTTCCGTTCTCAAAGTTTGTAACTACTGAAGCTTTTTTATTATCACCAGTCACAGTTATTGTTCTATTATTCTCTGGGTTCTGTATTCCT